TGTTGAGTCTATACTTACATCACTTAAACCATTTAATGATGTTGCTCCACCACCACCTGCAGCAGCTAGCGTTATTTTACCAGTTCCAGAGCTAAATGTTAAAACATCTCCATTTGACGCTCCAGACTGTAATCCTGGAATTCTTAGTGCAGTAATATTAGCATCACCTAAAGTTATTTCGTTTGAAACACCAACAGCGCTTGCAGCAGCGTCAAATCCAATAAGTATATTATTTGAACCAGTAGTTAAAGCATCTCCAGCCTGAGAACCTAAAATAGTATTATTACTACCAGTGGTCACAAGTCTTGCAGAGTCTCTACCAATAACAACATTATAATTTTTAGTGCCATTTTTTGACATAGCATTATAACCTACAACTGTATTAAAATTACCATTAATAGCACCAACCATAGCGCTCATTCCAACAGCCGTATTCTGGATTCCAGTACCTTGCCTTAGAGCATACCTACCAATTCCAGTGTTTTGTGAACCTGTTTGAAACGCTCCAGCTTCACTACCAACCATTGTTCTGTCTCCAGCTGTAGTATTGTCTTTACCTGCTTGATAACCTATATTTATATTATTCGTTCCAGAAGTTTGTGAATAACCTGCTTCGTATCCTATATCCATGTGATAATTAGCTGTGTTGCTTCTGCCGGGTTGACCGGAGCCAATCGAAAGCTGCGCAGTTGGCGCACCACCAAAAGCGCCAGCATATTCACCGATTAAAATAGCTCTTGTTCCAGCAGACGCGTTTCCTGCAGCATGTCCAATTACAACAGCGCTTGAAGCTCCACCATTATATGCCGCTGCCGCCCCAATAATTACACCATTGCCACTACTACCAGCTCTATTAGCATTTTCACCAATAACTACACTTGCGCCACTTGAACCAGACAAAGACGCATCATGTCCAATTGCCACTGCTCCAATTCCACTTGTTTCTCCATTTCCAGCAAGATTACCAATAAAAGTGTTTCTTTGTCCTGTTGTTAAACTTGCACCAGCATCAACACCTAAAACTGTATTTCCTTGTGGATTTCCAGATAAACTTGAGGGTACTTCTGCTAAATATATAGAAGCAGTATCAACTAACACATCACTTAATCCGTTCAACTCAGACGCGCCGCCACTCGAGGCAGCCGCAAACTCTAATGCGTTTCCACCTGAGTTTACTTGTAGTATTTGTCCTGCAGAGCCTAAACTAGGAAAAGCAGCAGAGCCACCGTTGATAGCGTATATTTCTGTAAAATTATCGTTGCATATATCAAATGCACTTCTTAAAGGTGTTCCAGTGCCGTCATTAGCGGAAGAGCCTATATTTATTGATTGTTTAGCCATTTTTTATTTTAATTTTTTACATTATTGTATCATCAGCAGAAAATATAATACTATCAACTGTTATTTCAGTGTTATCTGCTCGTAAGTTAAAAACCTCCTCTACTAAGTTACGCACATTACGCCAATATGTTACAAATATCTTATTACCTAATAAACTCATTGCTTAGTATATAAGTATTATATCATTTGCAGTTGTACCAAAGTCAAAAACTCTGTCTACTTGTATTGGTAGAAATGATCCAGCTGCTATGTTTTGAAACAATACAGCTCTATATATTTCGTAACTTTCGCCACTAGCCATTATATTTGAAGATGAATTACTTATATCAACTAAAGATATATCTCCACCGTCTACAACGCTAGCTACAGAAGCAACCGTACCATCCGTAGTATTTACCACTAAATCTCTTGGAGCAACATGTATTCCATCTTTATTCCACTTGTTAACAAATCTTTTTGTGGTATCACTAAGTTTATTAGTTACAGTTGAAGTAGCTGTTCCAGTTACTACAGGAGCGGATTGACCTGATAGCAAAACACAAAGATCTCCTTGTGTTCCAACATATACGCCAGCTCTGTTTTGACCTGAAAAAAGAGTGTTTTGATTAATGTTAAATTTATCATTTAGGTTTAAAAAATTTATTGCCCCACTTCCTTTAGTGCTAGCATCTTTTACAACTATAGCTCTATTGACTGTTTCTACACCGTTTTTTTCTCTGCTTTCATCATTTGATTTAAGAGGATCGCTTATAATATCTCCGTATGCCATTTTTTTTATTTTATCTAGTTTTATCTTTATTAATTAGTTCTATTGCTTCTTTCATTACTTTGTCAGTGTAAGTTTTACCCTGCATAATTACGTTACGTTGTTTGCTTATAGGTAAATCTTCTTGACCTAGTAATATTCTATATATTTTGTTTATTAAAAGCTTACACTTAACTGAGGTTTTGTATAAGCTGTATTTTTGTGTTGTATTATTTCTGTGTCTCCACACTGTTATCCAACCTTCTCTCACTAGCCTTTGCCATCTTCTTTTGTCCCAAGAGTATGTATAAGTACCGTTTAAAAAGTCTTGACGCGTGAATAAATCCATACAGTCAAAATAAATTAAAAGCTCTAGATCAGCATCGTTTAAGTTGTTATTCTTACAAGCCCATTTTCTTACAATGCGATAATGTTTTAATAAGCCAATGTCTTTTAGATCTTTGGCATTTAGCTTTCTCATAAAACTATAACAACGTCTTGCTGTTTTATAACTAGTAAAATTTCTTCTTCTAGCTCTATATTAAAGCCCGCGTGCTTGTCATAATATATAGTATCACCTGCTTTTACTCCGTTTACCAGATCTCCAGCAGATTTAATAATACCTTTGCGGTATCTTATATCTTCTTTTATTTTATCAGTTAAAAGTAATCCACCTTTTGTTTTAACAGGTTTTTCTTTTACCTCTTTTATTACTAAAAATATACCTATAGCCTTCATTACTCTCTCATGTTATTAATTACACAATCAGTTGAGAGTATTGTAGTTGCTACAGATACTGCGTTTTTAAGTGCTGTTTTAGTAACTAATACTGGATCAATGATACCAGCTTTTATCATACTTACTTGTTTACCAGTCACAACATCTATGCCCCAGCCTTTTTTATTATCTTGCGCAATTGTGTCTAAACCAGCGTTATTAAGTATTACTTTATAAGGCGCTTTTATTGCCTCTATAAATATTTTTTCACCTTCGGTTTTACCACTAAGCTTCTGCGCGGCATTAAGTAAAGCTATACCACCGCCAGGTACTATACCTTCTTTTATCGCTGCTTTAGTAGCGTGAATCGCATCATCAACACGATCTTTCTTTTCCTTAAGCTCTACATCAGAATTAGCACCTACAGTTATAACCGCTACGTTGCCTGATAATACGCCTAAGCGTTCTTGTAGTTTTTCGGTTTTTAAACTAGGTGTATCGCTGTTAAGTTGATCTTCTATAGCTTTAATTCTTTCTTTTGCAGCATCTGGTATGCTTGTGACTTTTAAAACTGTAGACTTATTGTCTGATACAGCTTTTTCACACTCACCTAACATATCAGGTGTTATAAGATCTATATCGTCTCCGTACTCTTCGTTAATATGAGTAGCACCAGTTACTGCAGCAATATCATCTAAAAAATCTTTTTTCCAAAAGTTAAATCCTGGAGGTGCAATTACATTAGCTTTTATATTGCCTTTAATTTTATTCATAACTAAAGCACTCATTGGTTGTTTTTCTAGTTCACCAATTATAAGTATGCTTCTATTATTTTGCACGGCATATTCTAATACTGTTTGTATTTTTCTTACCGTTGTTATTGGTGATGATACCAATAGTACTAGAGGTTTTTCTAGTGTTACATTTTGTTTAGTGACATCTGTTACAAAGTTTGGGTTTGCAAACCCTTGGTTTATCTGAGAGCCAGATACAACCTCAACACTTGTTTCATCAGCACCGTCTGAGTTCATAAAAACTGTACCGTTTTTACCTACTTTTTTAAACGCTTCACCTATAATAGATCCTAGCTCTGTGTCGTTGTTAGAAGATATTGAAGCAACTTGATCAATCATATCGCCTTCAACTGGTATAGATACTTTGTCTAAGTATTTTACAGTTTGGCTATACGCTTTGTTTATGTCATTTTTAATATCTCTTAGAGAACTTTTATAATCTTTAGCTTGTTCTAGTATTGAGTGAGCTAATACTGTAGCGGTGGTTGTACCATCACCTGCTTCGCTTACTGTTTTTCTAGCTGCTTCTTTTATAAGTGTTGCACCTATGTTTTCTACTGGATCGTGTAAGTTAACTGAATTAGCAACAGTTACACCGTCTTTAGTTATCATAGGCCTTGCCATGAAGTCTTCCAAGATCACACATTTACCGCTAGCTCCTAATGTAGAGCTAACGGCTTGTGTTAATTTAGTAATACCAGCAAAGACTTTATCTTGAGCATCGCTGCCAAAGTTTAAGTTCTTCACTATTTCTTGTGAGTTTTGCATTGAATTAAATTAGATTAAATTAAAATTACTACTTAAATGTTTTAACTACTTTTGGGCCTTTTAAATAGTCGAGCTTTTTCGTGTAATGCTCAACTGAACTGTCAATTGCTTGTTCAGCACCTTCAATAGTTTCTCGACGAGTAACGTCGATCCAAGTCTCTTTATTAGGGTCTTGGTACTCGGTTTGATAAAATCCATTAGGTAGCTGCACTATTCGCCAACTGGCTTTATTAGATACATGCTCCCATAATTGTTTGGTTTCATCGGAAATTTGCGGTTGACTACTCCACGATTGAGTCTGGTAAAAAAACGTCATTGGTTTTGGTTTTTAATTGTTATTATTTGGTTTGCTCTAACCCGAGCAGGGTTTATTTTTTATGTAGCTTCTGAACTTTAAAGTCAGCGGTTAAGCTAGCTCCTTTATGTTTTACAAACTTACCAGAGTGTTTCATTAGCTTTGGTGCTCCGCTACCGGACTTCATCCAGTGATAGCCTTTTGGTGCTTTTACTTTCATTATTTTTTCTTTTTACGTTTCTTTAAAGCTTTAAAGTCAGCGCGTGTTATCTTGGTTCTAGGCGGCGCTATTCTTGCGAGTTTTTTTTGTTTTGCTGAGTATTTACTTAATGGCATATTTTAGTTTTTAAGAGAATGGTGTGGCAGGAGTTCCAGAACATAATAATGTACCTTCAACATGCCACTTGTTGGTTGCTATGTTTATGAGTGTTATCTTACTACCAGCTCTACCAGTAGTATTACCGTTCATTCTTATTTGATGAAATCCATCTGAAGCTTGAGCTGCAAAAGATAAAGTAGAATCATCATCTACATCAATAACTCTAACTCCACCAATTAAATCTTCGTTTGTACCACCACCGCATAGTATTCTTTTAATACCTGAGTTGCTAGAATCGTCTAGTGCAATAAAATTAAAGTATACACCGGTTAATCCTCCAGCGCCAGAATCTGGTAAAGTAAATGTAGCAGCCGCATCGGTGAATACAAAAGTTTCACCTGAGTCGTTTGCCGTTAAGGTTGTATCAGCCGTAGTAGCTGTAACAGGAGTTCTAAGACCTAAAACATGAGCGTTAACCGTTGAGCTATTACCAATTACAGTTGTATTAGCTCCTAAGCCTACACCACCAGCGCCTATTACTATTTCATTATCAGTGCCTGATGCTGATTTATCAGCGTCTCTACCTATAATAACATTATCGTCGCCCGTGGTGTTAAGATCACCAGCATTATGTCCCATGAATACATTGTCATAACCTGTGCTAGTGTTTTGTCCAGCATTAGCTCCTACCGCAGTGTTATTAGAGTTTGTTACAGACGCAGAGTTTTGAAATCTAAGAGCGTTATACCCTATAGACGTGTTATGGCCACCTACAGAGTTACCTGAAAGAGAGTTGCTACCAAGTACGGTGTTATTACCCGCTGTTGTAAGTGAATCACCAGCGTTGTAACCTATTAAAGTATTATTAGTTCCAGTTGTTACGTTTAAACCTGCTCTATATCCTACAGCCGTATTAGCGTTTGGTCCATTTTGATTACTTAAAGATAGATAACCAACAGCAACATTGTTGGATCCTGCTGTTTGAGTTTTTAATGCTGAATAACCAATGCCTACGTTGCTTTGACCGCCTATTGTAGATTTACCAGATTCGCTGCCTATAAAAGTGTTATTAATACCTGTAGTAATTGCTGTTCCAGCATCAAAACCTATAGCCGTATTGTCGTCTCCAGAAGTTAAAGAGTCTAACGCTGTGATACCTAATCCTACATTTCGTCCAGCTGTAGCGGTTGGTGCTGTTGTATGTCCAACCAGTAAAGAGTTGTCTTGACTAACAAAGTTTATACCACCAGCTGCAGAACTCCACTCTAGTATATTGCCAGAAGAAGGTACTTGTAACACTTGATTAGCAGTACCAATAGCTGTTGGTAATTGAAAATATGTACTTCCTGAAGTATCACCAATTTTTAAACTACTCTGTATATATGCATCTTTAAATGAATAAGCTGTAGATCCTAAGTCTACACCATTGTCATCACCTGGATGTATTGCAGTAACATTTGAATCACCAATAACAGCTATATAGTTTCCGTGGCCAGTAGCACCAGCTCCTATTACTATTTGACCTTCTGCGCCTACCGCAGAAAAAGCCGTATTATATCCTAATGAAGTATTTCCAGAGCCAGTTGTTACAACATCACCTGATAAACTACCTATTAAAGTGTTTCTACCTCCTGTAGTAACGGAGGTACCTGCTTGATATCCTAAAGCAAGATTGTTCATGTCAGTAGCTCCACTTGGATCTTGATTTGTTAAAGATAATTCACCAACAGCGACTGATTTGCTACCATCTACGTTTGATCCTAAAGAAGCTTTACCTAAAGAAACGTTACTATTACCTATTGTGTTTATTAATAAAGATCCGGCGCCTAAAGCTATATTGCCAGTACCTGTTGTGTTTGAACTACCGGAGGCATAACCTATAAAGGTGTTTTGTACACCTGTGGTAGTTGCATACCCTGCGTGATAACCTATTCCTACGTTTCTAGAATCTGCTGTATTTGAAGTAAATAAAGATTGATAACCTACAGCTACAGATCTACTACCTACAACATTTGTGTCAAATTC